GGGAATCACGACATCTGATTGGTACTCGGCGTAGTTATTTGCTGACTCTGAACTATCAAAAGCCAACGACCTGTTGAGAAGAAATCGGTTCGCCACCTTTTCTGACATTTCCGTGTACAGTTCATCGTGGATGATACCCCAATCCGACCAGAAAGTTTCAACTTCGAGCTCATCGACAAACATTTTCACATGCGATAAGATGTGTCTCCCCACCTGGTCTGCGTAGTTCCCACCAACCTCGAGTGCTGGGAGTGTGAGGCTCAGGTACATGTTCGACAAAAGGTCGCCCATGTTTCGTGGATTGTATTGGACTTTGATGGTTTCACCAAAAGGCCAGGTGTCGGGTCTGTTCGAAGGTGGGGTGATGTTTCTATTTTTGTGATACTTTCTAAAGTTTGAGTGTTGTTCTGTTTTGTAATTAAAAAAACTCTGTTCTGGGTCTCTCGACAGGAGGTAAGTATCCTGTTTGCCGATGGCACTGAGTGCAACGTGTGCAGCTTCACCCATACTTACTGTACGCTCATAAATTTTTAATATCCATTTGCCACAAGTCTGTGTGTGATAATTTTTTCAAATCGCGAAGGTCTTGTTCTGCTTGTGCGGCATCTCGCATCAGTTCTTCCACCGCTTCTTCAGTGTACTGGTATGTTCTGATATTGAGAAGGTAATCAAACTTTCCATCAATCATGGGGAAATGACGTATCATTTCATTTTCAAGTTCATTTCTTTTTCTTTTAAACACTCGGAGTTTTTCATCAACAACCATCTTCACAAACAGAGCTTTGTGGGTGCAGAGTCGCGCTTTCTTTTCACACTCACTGATGAGATGTTCCTTTCTTTTTTTGTAATGTTCCATTCTGATGTGTACAAAATCTAAAAGAATTTCTTCTGGAGATGTGTATTTCACGATACCTTTGTCTGGATGGAACAGGTGCATGTTTGTTGTGTGAATGGTTTTTCTCAGTTTGAAATCTTTGATGACATCGTCACCATTGTATCCATTGATTTCAAAATAAACATCTTCAATGGTTGAGTTATTTGTATAATTTTGAATTATTTTTTTCTCAACCAAGTCATCAAGATGTTCTTTGAAATCCTGGGTCCATCGTCCAGGTGGGAGTTCAGTGACTGTCAAAGATTTGTATCCATGTTTCCACACACCATCGGCGACCCATGATGTCCCATCTTTTGTGATGGTTCCTTTAAATCCGCGAAAATAGGGAGTCATCTCTACGAGAGACATTCCGCGAATCGCGCGTTCAAGGTTTTTCACAATGTCAGTGGGGTTAAACGGCGGAACATAGGAACTGAATCCTGTGCCAATACCTTCCGTACCATTTACCAACACCATGGGAATCACTGGAACGTAGTACTCTGGTTCAATCGTACGACCATCGTCTTCCATGTACTTGAGGACGGGTTCGTCGAGGGCATGAAACATTTTCCGAGCCTCTGGTGCCAGTTTGGTGAAAATGTAGCGAGTCTGAGACGCATCTTTACCACCCATCAGACGAGTACCAAATTGACCACAAGGAACGAGCATGTTCATGTTATTTGAACCCACGTAGTCGTTTGCCAACTTGACGATGGTATCGGCCAGAGAGACTTCACCGTGGTGGTAGGCGCTCTTATCAGCGACGTAGGCGGCCAGTTGGGCGACTTTCATCTCCTCTTTGAGGTTTTTGTGAAAGCATGCAAAGAGGACTTTTCTTTGAGATGGTTTGAGACCATCGGCCACGTGTGCGATAGAACGTTTGAGGTCAGCCATAGAAAAGTTCACGAGGTCTTTGTGAACAAAATCGCTGATACCGAGACGTGCGATGTTTCCATAGGGGATTTCAAGTTGAGTGGTATCTTTCAAAGATGTGTCCAAGAGCCATGTTTTTCTGTCATCTGCTTTTTTCTTGTCAAAGGCGAGAACCATGGATTCATCAGTCATGGTGTCTACATCAAATTTCACCACAAGTTTTTCAATATTTTTAAAATATTCACGAGCTTCTTGAGATGTTGATGTTCCCAAACCTTTGTAATATTTTATTTTCCAGTTTCCATACATGTTATCCTTGTACCAAATCTTGAAAGCATGGTCGGTGTAAAAACTTAAAGTTTGTTTCCCCTTTGTTGCTTTGATGATTGGTGTCACCATGCTCTCCACGAAATTGATATGCAACAGTGATGGCCAGAAAAAGTGAAACATGTTCAAAAGAAGTCCTTTGATGTGAGACCCATCGTGGTCGGCATCAGTCATGATGAGAAGGCGTCCGTAGCGAAGGTCTCTGGTGTCCTCGTAGTTTTTACCTTGCTGCAATCCAAGAATTTTCTTGAGGTCACTAAACTCTTTATTTTCAGTGAGTGTTTTCACAGATGCATCTCGGACATTTTTACATTTTCCACGAAGAGGGAACACACCGTAGTAATCCCGACCAACAACAGAAAGTCCTGCAACCGCCAAAGTCTTCGCTGAATCACCTTCAGTTACAATCAGCGTACATTTGTGAGATTGTGCAGTGCCGGCTTTGTTTGCATCATCCAGTTTGGGGATACCTGAGATTTTTGATTTCTTTGTACCTGCATCGGTCTTTTTCAGCTGCTGCATTTCTTTGTATTTGGAGAGTGTCGTGAGTTCTTCTTGAATACCAGAGCGTAAAGCAGCTTTCACAAAAGTCTTTGGTGCTTCAAAGCGGCTACCAAAGTCAACAACTTTGGAGGTGCACTCTGATTTCACCTGTGAAGAGAAACTTGGATTTTCAAGGGTGGCTTTGACAAAGATGAAGAAGGTATTTTTGACTTGTTGAGGTTTGAGTTGAATTTTTTTTGAGACTTCATCGATGATTGACGTTGCCACCTGCTGTGCGGCGTGGTCCACGTGGGTTCCACCTTTTGTGGTACAGATGCCATTCACAAAAGAGACTTGTTCAAAACCATCTTGTGATGGGGCGATGCACACAGACCATCGTTCGGTAGTGACGCTGGTGATGGTTGACGTCTGTGTGTACATTTTTGCATACTTTTCAAAAGACATCTTTGGTAAAGGTTCACCTTGAAATTTTACTTTACAGTTGGGACTTGTACAAATGTTTGAATCCCACACTCTTTTTTGAAAAATTTCGTAAATGTCATCAGTCATCCCCTTCATACCAAAGCGTTTCCAATCCGGAACAAAGGTGATGCTCACCACAGATGTCGCACCTTGAAACTTTTTCAACTTTGGTGGATTACACTGCGTCATGTTATTGGACCAACTCTGTGTGTACACACGTTTGTTTTCACCATCCTTGACGACAATTTCAAAACTGGAAGAATAGATGTTTGCCAACTTTGCGCCATAGCCATTGCGTCCCCCGACGATACGTTTCTGTGTGTCGTCGTAGTTTGTACTCGTCAACAGGTGCCCAAAGGTAAGTTCAGGGTTCCAGCACCTCTCCGTTGGGTGTTCACACACAGCGATGCCACCGAGAGGGCCGTTGTTTGACACCATGATGGCACCAGTGTCCCTATCTATATCGACCAAGATGTTTGTGACGAGCTTCGGGAATAGTGAGTTTCGGTCTATGGCGTTCACCAATATTTCATCAAAAATCTTTAATAAAGCTGGACTGTACTGTAGACACTTTTTCACGAATGCATCACCTTCAAGAACCCAGTATTGCTCTTTACTTTGCTCAACTGGACCCACATAGCTATCTGGTCTCTTGAGTATGTGTTCGATGTGCGTAAGTTTTTGTATAGTTTCAGTCATGATGACGGCTGATGGGGTGTTGGGGATTGTTCATCTGGGGGGGTATTTGGGTAAAAAAATGATGGCATCGCCTCAAACCATTTTTGAATTTCATCACGCGTGAGACTTAAAGAGCGTGTGCAACGCATCCGCGCACGACCAATTTCTCGGTCCCTGAGAACGCGGAACGGTATGGGTCGGTACGTAAAGAAGCAGTACGTACAGACGCGGCGCATCTTTTTCCCGATGTATTTGAGGTACATGCGATTCATAAACAATGGAATGGGGTTGAATATGAATCTGTAGTGATAATACGCGAGCCATTCATAGGCGGTTTCTGGGCTCATCTGAAAGTCTACGGGATTTGAACAGAGGAAACATTGGTGATTCCAGCGTATGTGCATATGTACTTAATTATTGCATAAGTTCCTTAAACGAGCACAAGGTGATGTCATGTTGGTCGAAAATATCTACGAGGTCTTCCCATTCACACGATTCCACCGTACACTCATCCACGAGAAGGACGTATCTATAGTTTTCGTCATCGTCGGGGATTTTATGTTCCATCTCTCTGATGATGTGCGGGTACTCTTCGCCGAGGTGAGGGCACACGTCAACGCATAGGGTCATTTCATCAGGTCCAAAGTTTTGTGTGATGACGATTTCCTCGGGGTCATCTTCCGAACAGAACGTGATACCTTGTTCGCTATAAAAGTCTCCGTACTTTTTGCGAAAATCCTTTGATTCGCAAGTATATATACACACCCGTCGTTCAGTCTCGATGCCGAGGTCCCATTCACCGTTTTCAATAATCACGGCGATGTCATTGATGTCGTGGTCAACTTCCGGTTCTTTTTTCTTCCAGAGACGACGGAGGATTTTGTCAGAAAACTCGGGCTCTTCCGTGGCGTTGCGCTCCATCACGAGCTGGAACAACGCATTCGCGTAGCTTTCCGAAAGGAAGAGGTTCTTAAGGTAATTGTGATTGTACGACATTTATATAACAAATGGGTGT